TTATATGTCAGATGCTGGGAATCGTTTGTACAGGGTTGAGATTCCGACGTCATAAATTAGGGCCACCCTCTGACGAGTTTCGCCAGCCGCTAACAATCTTCCAACCTGCGCCCACTGTTCAGGTGTTAACTTAGGTCTTCGACCTCCCACGCGCCCCTCAGCTCGCGCAGCAGCCAAACCTGCACGTGTACGTTCAACAATCAGTTCACGTTCCATCTCGGCCAATGCCCCCATAACATGAAAGAAGAAGCGCCCCATTGGCGATGAAGTATCTATGCTGTCAGTCAGACTTTTAAAGTTGATACCTCGCTCGCGTAGTTCTTCCACCAGTCCAACCAGATGACGCATGCTGCGTCCGAGGCGATCAAGCTTCCAGACCACAAGGGTGTCACCTTCAGATAGCGTTCTGAGTACTCGTTTAAGTCCAGGTCTGTCTGAGGTTCTGCCGCTTATCTTGTCTTCAAAAATCAGCTCACATCCTGCACATTCCAGCGCATTACGCTGTAATGCTGTGTTCTGGTCATTTGTTGATACACGTACATAGCCAATAAGCATGGTTAAACTCACTTTAAATGGCGGGAATAATGCCATTTGAGCGACTAAGGATCATTATCGGAAACGTTGGTTTGGACCGATTTGTTCAGACCAAGGGAAATCCCAATATGCGTCTGGTTCTTGATGACGCATCCTGGTATGTCTATGACAGCGTTCTGAAGAAAAATATCGCGCTGGCTGTAAATATGGGTGGGACTGGAGCTCTGGATGCTGCTGGGGCCAGAACCAATTTGGGGTTGGGGAATTCGGCAACAAAAAATACAGGGACAACGCAAGGAACTGTGGCTGCGGGGGATGATTCACGTATCACCGGAGCATTGCAGAAAACAGGTGGTGACGTCACTGGTGCATTACGCAGAGTTGGTTCATATCCAAATATCCTGTTGACCGATTCCACAATGGATGATGCGACAATCGGTAAAACTGTTGGTATTGAGCAAAGTAAAGGACGGTTAACATTTTATTTGCGTTCTGGTGATGGCTCATCATCTTCCGGGCAAGTTCTTTTCAATATGCCAGATATAACAGGCTCAAAAACGCTAATCACTAAGGAAGAATGCGATGTTCGCTATCAACAGCAAACCCGACTGGGCGCAGAGTCACGCTACGGTGCTAATGATAACTATATAGCGGTCCCTGCTGGTTGTGTAATGACAGGGCTGGATGTTGGCGGTGGTCCATCATCAGAAACATTTATAGGCTACAGGCCTCTACAGGTCAACATTAACGACAGATGGGCAACAGTAAATCAATTGTAAGGCGCGAATATGAAAGATTTTAAATACTTCACCAGTTACTTGCCTGATGGTGACCGGTTACTTGAACTAATGCAGCATTTTTATCCCGAACAGGAATTTCAGAACGAAATTGATAGCCGGGTATTTGGGGGTATTCAGTTTTTACAATCTGCAGAAGGCGAGGACTGGTATTTATCATTAATTCAGTTTGAGGCTGAAACAGTAAAAATACAGTACAACGAAAGTGGCATTGTGACTGCAATGACAAATGATGCGTCGGGCCTGTGGCCATTTGGTTGTTCTGTTGTGGAACTACCTGTAAGTGCTGTTCCAGAAAATGCCAGGGCAGATGGCAAATGGCAATACCATGAAGGCGTAATCAGTCCTGTAGCAGAATAGGAAGGTTTGAGAGAGCCGTCGCGATTGCCGCCGCACCATCTGCTTTAATGTCGCCAAATGGATTGGAGCGACTCAGAAACAGCTTTTTGAGAGCGGCCAGAATCTGCGTATTGTCCATCTTGTCAGGATCAAGCCCCGCAGCTCTGAGAATATTAATTAGCTCACTTTGAATGATATTAAACCAGTCAGGACCGGGGAACGTCGGGGGAACACCGTTTCCACCTTCGGTAAAAAAAAGCTCTGTCTCACTGGTGACAGGAGACGGTTGTGGCATAACCGGAACACCGGTCGAATTATCTACGTGATACATCAGTTATCTCCTAAAGAATAAAAATATTCGTATGCTGTGCCACCGAGACGGTATTTTGTCAGCACACACTCCAGTTCTCTTGCCCGTTCACTCAGAAGCGGTGTCATGACGTTATCGATACAGGTAAAACGTCCGCCGCTTATACCGATCACATCAATCTGTAACGTCCAGCGATAACGGGCTGGATAAAGGGGATACATGCAGCTACGCATGCAGTGGTGAGGCAGAATGACAGTTACCCGGATAGTAAATCCAAGCGCGGCAGCCACCGCTTCAATCTGCCACGGGGAAAGGCCACCTTTGCGGTGATACTTCTCCACGACAGCACGACGTCGGTCTTCTACAGTACCGCTTAACTGCCCACACTCCGGCAGTTCAAGGTATTCCTCCCATTCTTCCAGCAGCATAAATGTTGTTTCTGGCCGCATCTCCGGTAGCAGGTTTTCTGCATCAAATTCCGTCTGACTTAAACGTCTGGCTAACGCCCGTAAAAAAAGGTTTAAATCACCATCCTCATCGCGTGACCACGCTTTGCCACGTGGCATGACCTGCCATAAAGCGCCCAGCCATTCATCTACACTGTGGGCCATGTCAGCACTCCGATAGTGATAAGTTCATTCTGAGCACAGGGAATGTCAGCGGTCAGATTCAGCTTGTAATCCGTCACGCCAGATGCGGTGCCGATAGCAGTACGAATCGCTGAAATGGGTAACGTTTGTCCTGGTTGTAGCGTCTTCTGAAGCGTCAACAGGCGGGACTGGACAGCTTTACGCGTGGCAGACGTATCCGGTGTTATGTCGATAACCATATTGACGGGACGGAGCACCAGTTCAACGGGCCAGACTTCTATTCCTCCAGGTTTACCAACCCATACGCCAGTCGCCGGGTCGGTATGACGGAAAAGGTAATCTTCCATATTTTTCCGGTCCTGATATCCGGGGGTAATCACTGAACGATCGTCATAAACCCATGCCAGTCCGATTGTGCAGGGGCCATGCCAGGCATCAAATGCCCACGCCCGACTGACACCAGCCATTTCTCGTGCCCAGATGACATAGTCATGCACAGCCCCACCAACAGGGGGATTGCGTTTACGGAATAAAAGCCGGTCAAGCAATTCTGGAACTGGCTCAATATCTGCACCACCGATGATGCCGCCCGTTCCCGTTAAACCAATGCTCTCCACGCCGGGAACGGGGGACATCAGGGTCAGGCTTTCACCTTCCGGAAGGTTTCCTGACGCGCCGGCATCGCTGGCCTGAATGGTTACAGTCATGACCCCATCTACAGGAACGCCGGAAGTCGTCACGGCATAAACAATACCGGTAGCGGTTTGCATCTCCGTATCATCCGGCAGAGGTGTATTCCCTTTAAATACAGCCGGTCCCGTAGCAAACGTGGCCTGTTTTCTGATGACGCCTTCGCTGGCCGCAGTCTCAATGATGGTTTCATCATCAGATTTAACGGACGGAATAATCTGGTCTTTAATCCAGCTCTGATGGTCGTATAAATCACGAACCTGATTGCTGAATGAGGTATTTAGAGCTTTCTCAACGCCTACTGGCGGAAGTTTTTGCAGCCCCAGTTCAAAGGCAATATCTTTTTCGCCGTCAGTAATAAGCTTGCGTAGCGCGGGAACGTTATAAGGCAT